TATTGCGCCGCCTATCATCTCGCCTTGTTCGCCGCCTAATGATTGACCTGTAATTTCGCCTACCTTAGTAACAAAATCGCCGGCGTCTTTTGATAGCTCTATAATTTTATCAATGCCGGGTAGCTTCATAATTGATTCTAGACCGCCACCAATACTCTGTAAAACATCTTGCCCTTCCTGACTTAACTCTGGCGTTAATAGCGCTTGCTGCTTCTTTATTTCTTCCGCTCCAGCCTCTGAGCCGTCTAAAGCTGTTGTAACTAAGCCCTCTATTCCTGATACAGGCCGCGCTACTGTGCTAGCACCTAAAAACCCCGCTGTTTCGCCTATTCCTTTAACTTTTCTGGCTACTTCAAGAGGATTGAAGCCAAACAAGCTTTCTGCTAGTTGTGATTTATCTTCTAGTGTTGGCTCTGCTTGTTGCGGCTGCTGTGCCTGTTGTGGCATAACTATCAACCCCCTTTTAACTGCCTCGTCAAATTTGGCTCTAGTTTGAGGATCAAAATTATCTTGTAAACCTCTATTAGCTATTTCTTGCCATTTCTCTTGGGTAGTTGCCATTATTGAAATAACTCTTCATTAGTTAGCTCTTGCGGGAGTTTTGCGCCGAATTGATCGAGCGTTCCACTTTTGCGTGATTCTTTTAATGTTTCCAACTCATCATCTTGATCGTTTTGCGCACTGATAAATTCCTCCAAAAGTTGGATATTTGTTTCTTCGTCACGGCCCACACCAAACATGGCTCGCTTCATGCCTTCCACGTCTGCATCTGTTGGTCTAGTTTCGCCAGCCGCTTTTAATTGTTGCCTTGCTGCCACTTCTGCAAACGCATTAAACCTTTCATCAAATTGAGCTTGCGAGGTGAAAACACCGGGCACAAAAGACGCTACTGATCTCGTAGCGCCTGAATGAGCTTTGCCAGATTTCAGCGCCCTTAAAAACTGGCCTGCTTTTTTTGTTGCTGCATTTCTTGTTTTTTCAGAGGTTTGCAACTCCTTCATTCTGCTGACGTTAGCTTTTTTAATTTCTAGCTTTATCGCCGGTTCAATTTTTGCGGTTTCAACCGCTTCGGCTATTAAAGGCTTTGTCTTTAGCTGCTCACCAAGTACTCCCGCCTCTTTGTTTATGTCTTGCTGTACTTTTATGTCGCCTGTTCGTTGCTGCTTATCACCCGCCTGAGTGACACGCCCCTCACTAGTTAAACCTGTAGACTTTTGAACTAAATCGCCATCAATAGGAGTCTCTATTACTTCAAGAGTTCCGCTAGTAGGGTTAAATATTTCTTGCTGACTTATTAGCTGGCCATCTCTTTTTATTGTTCTTGATTGCCCTTTTTGAGAAGGTGAAGACCTACCTAACAAACCCTGTTGAGTAGCATTCTTAACTAAGTTCTCAGCATCAAAGGTTAGCTGCACTTGACCTTCCGGTGTTTGAAGCTGCTCAATAGCTAGATCAGTATCTTGAGTTGGCCGCCCTTGCTCGGTTAATCTTTGCTTTCTAATGATTAACTTTTGCATTGCTGCTTGTGGATTGTCTTGCAATAAATCAGGTAATATCTCAGCCGCGCCTTGTGCAACTGATACGATACGACCTTGATCAACCGCTTGTTGATTCTGCTGTACCTGAGCTTGTAGTAACTGACTTCTAAATGGTTGAAGCTCTGCGCTCTGCTGTTGTCTTTGCTGCTCGCCTACATTCGTTAGTATATTACTAAATATATTTTGAACATCTAAAGGTTTAGCTGCTAAAGCTAGTCTTGGATCTATTTGATTAACAAAAGCCATTAAAAGAAACTCCCTGCCGGGCTAAGTATCGAGCCAGCTAAATTAAATAAGTTCCCTGTGCCTTGTTGTCTAGCATTTGCCGCGCCTACCGTTCCCGCCGCTTGAGCCGCTCCTATTCCCGTTTGGATATTAGCTATATTAGAACCTAAGTTCTGCTCAATACCCGCTTGTTGACCTGCTAAACCTGTTCCTATGCCAAGTTGAGCCAATATGTCTTGCCTTTGTCGGTCAATTAATGGGGATGCTGCTAATAATGAGTTGTTTGTTAACTGTTGAAGTGTATCACCCGTCGATAATCTACCACCAGCCGCCGCGCTTTGATTAGTTTGCTGATTAAGGTTATTTAAACCCATTTGGAATAATGGATTGTTTTGGAGAAAATCAAACTGTGCTTGAGGATCACCCAAAAAGCTTGCTTGAGATAAACCCTGCTGGCCTATTGATTGGAACGGGTCAAAGAAACCTTGCGCCCTTGCTGCTGCATCGCCAATAGTTCCTATAGCTTGTTGACCTGCTGCCGTTTGCTGGCTTGCGCTTCTTGTGGCTGCATCTGCCGCTGTTCGGCCTGTTAAATCATCTACTATATCACCAACAAAACTCATACTAACCTCATTAAAATCTTATGATTAGCCTGGTCTTTGTTATTCGCTAACGAGTCAAAGCCTAACTTTTTTGCTAAATTAAATAAATCTTTTCTTTTTTCTGGTATTTCAATGTATAAAATACATTTTAGCATAGACGCAGTATATTGAACAAACTCTCTACCATACCTTTGTCTATGACTCTTTAATACGTGCGGATGAAACTTTAAGCCGCCTTTAAATTGGTGAAAGCATGATAAAGCAAATATTTTGTTGCCTTCATATCCACCTACATAAAACACATTATCCATCGGTGGTTCAAAGTCTTCTACGTTTACTTTTTTATTGTCTCTTGATAAATCAAATATATCTTTATGGCATAAAATGCTTTTTATTTCTTCAGGGTTGTTTGTTTCTTCGATTATCAAACTTTCTTACCTGATACGGTGAAATAAATAGAATTGGCCGCGCTTGACTCCATTGATAATGTTCCGCCTGGAGGTATCAATTGATTAACTATTCCTGCGCCTAAGTCAAAATCACCCCACACCACTATTTTAAAGGGTTGTTGAGGGTTGGCTGCTGTGCCGTTGCTAGTCGTTATGTAGGCTTTGTAGCTTGCATTAACTGTTGATGTGTTTGATGCTGTGAACGCGTCGATAATAGTGCCGTTGCCGGTTCCATCATCGGTGTAAAACACCTGTATTGAATCTGGTGATATATTAGCTAAATTATTAACTAATTGCTTAGGTGTTGCCATTATCTTTCCTCAACAATATAGTATGAGTCGTTTTCTGCTGTCGCGTTGTTTGCGGCTGTTTGATTAGCTACTTGAAGTCTAATGTAATCGTTTTGGTCTAACTCTGTATTGATGTTGATGTTAAAGAACGCTACATCACGACCGCCAACAAGGTTGTTAACTTGTCTCGATTGGTCTATAACTGTTGAGAATGAAGACGCTGAATCATCCCACTTTTCAACCCTAAGCGTTAACACGTTATTGGCGGTAGAATCTAAAGCGAAATCTGCAACTATCTTAAATTCTCTTGGCGTGTTACCTAAATGTCTAAGCTGGTTTCCTGCTGGATTATCAAAGTGCTGCAAGTCTAAAGCACCCCATGCTGTGGCATCTAAATCATAAAATGTTGCTGATAATGCTATGGTTGTAGCTGTCTCAGTAGTGACACCAATAGAGCCGCCTTCAAAAGTGTTAGGCATTCCGTTATTTTCTGACCATGCCGCAACTAAATCACCTTGCGCCATGTTTGGAGTTATATTTGAGTCAGTTGCATCAAACACGCCGTTCCTTGTGACTATCGCCCCTTGGATCTGAACGGTGGAAGGGTTTGTAAAATTACTTGGCGCAAAGTCAAAAAATGAAACGTTAGCAGGCAAATCTATATTTTGATTAGATCTAAACCTTGATGTCATAACAAAGCCTGCTCCCGCCTTAAATAACGAATAAGCGCCATCTGTTAAACTTCTGACTATTGACGTATCAATAAAGAAACCGCCAACCCATGGCCCTGCTAGCGTTAATTCTGGCGTACCTCCAAACCTACCAGTTCCAACTTCTAAGCCTTGTCGGTAGCTGTCAATAGTTCCTAGTGAGGTACAGTCGTTATAGTTTATTCTTGAAAACTCGAAAGCGTTAAAGCCTGTCGCATCGGTCAAGTCGTAAACTTGCGAGCCTGTACCAGTCACTTCTATTGCGTAGTCTTGACCCAGCATGTTACCGCTACCACCTACAGCAGACTCAAAAAGTGTGTAATTAGGATCTGAGCAAATCACTTTAGACACATCAAATGTTGCGCCTACAATATTAACCCCACCTGATGGGACAGTTATATTTAATCCCATTCCAGAAAAATCAACAATTCCATCCAAAAGATAAACCTTAGCGCTATCTATTGTGCCGCCTAAAGTGGTAGCTAAATTAGATTGATTGACAACTATTGTACTCTCTAGATTATCAGTATATAACTCAGTAAAGTTATTATTTATTTTGGTAGCGCCATCAAAAAGCGTGTCGCCGCCTTTAGCATCTGCCGCGCCTATAATTATTAGTTCTTGAGCCATTATGCTATAACCTTATCAAATGTTAGTTCTGTAGAATCAAATGTAAACCCAGTTGTATCTATTGTGAAGTCTGGCAGACCATCAATTTCTCGCCTTAACTGAGTTATTTGAGAAACTAAATTGATATTAAAATTAGTATTTGCTTCATTAACCGCATCACTTGCGCCACCTGTTCTTTGCCATAACTGCAATAAAACGCGATCTCTTTCTTCAAAATAGTTAGCTACCATCGGATCATTCTTAAATGCTTCTGGTAATACTATTTGAGGTGGTGGATTAACTCTTGTAGCCATTATCTACCCGCCAACCTTGCATCGATTACCGCTGAGTATATTTCGTAAGGAACTGGATCTGATGTTGTTAATCTAAACATTAAGCTGTAGTTAGAATCTAATCCGTAAAACTCAACTCTCAATGTATGCTCGCCCATTCTGCCAACTCTCCCCCATCCTCTAGGTGCCCAACTTCGACCACCATCAAAAGATATTTCAAGCTTGACTAATGGATCTTCGCCTTGCCCTGATGTTAAGCCAACGCCCTGCTCCATTATCACTTCAAATCTTGACCATTGAACGCGACCACTTGGAGAGCCTAGCATTTTTCCATCTACCGAATTAGTGATCCTACGCCTTTGGATTAATTCATCGTTATTAGTGAAAGTATCAATATCTAACTCGTATAGATTGCCGTTTAACTCATCAGCTACAAAGTTTTTACCATAGACGTTGATCAAGCTTGAACCTTGGTATCTGTCGTTATTGGTCCCGCTTGATAGCTCAAACCACCCATTCTTACCTAAAGACTCGTTTAAGCACCATGTTTTATTGGCCGACGGGAATGTTATTTGATAAAAATTAACGCCTTCAAATGTAAATGTATAACCTACTGCATCGCTAATTGTGTCATAACTCTCAATTGCATGGCTAATTGCCGTTGTTGATATTCTTTGTCTCTGACCACCCACAGCCTGATAAACTGCGCCGTCATCACCTAGCCAATACATAAACTGATCTGTGTTAGCTACCGAATGAATAGCGCCTAAGCCAATTTCAAATATTTGACCATCTATCCTGTCTAATGGTGGATTGCCTTGGCCTGAGTTCCAGTAAGGCTCTACTGTTCTTTCGCCGAACATATAAACGTTTTGCTTAAAAGGGTAAGCTCTTACTAGTTTGTCTGGTTTGCTTTCTGGTGTTGCCGCATTCAATCCGCTTGCTATTGTTGGTTGATTAGGGTTAGCTAAAACAAATAGATTTGTTGATGGGTTAGTGTAAATTATTTGATTGTTAATAAACCCGTTAGCAGTTGAGCCTACTATATTTAAATCTGTAATAGTTGAAATTGTTGAGCCGTCATAAATAAATTGACCATCAACACCGGTCATAATTAGATTCTCACCATCATCATCAATGATTAGTCTGCTTGAGCCGGGAACCGTACCGATCAAGGTATGGTTTCCTGATGTATCAAAGCTGTATAAACTCGTACCAGTAACCCTATAACCCACTTCAGCAAAGTTACGCATACCACGATCAACACCAGCACCAGAACCAACATTAAGTAAACCGGGAAAAGAATGTAGTACATATTGATCTTTCCCCTCTTCAACCACTTGATGATAGAAGTTTTTAGTTTCTTGAGAAGATAAAGGGCGCGATCTACTTTGATAGCTAGGACCTGTAATGTTTAATGGAATGTTCTTTTTAAACTGGCTCAAGGTGTAGATCCTTCAATCCTTGCATAAGGTGCAGGACCATAACGGCCTTCGTCGTCTGCTTGATTAGCACCGTTGATAGCCTCAGCATATCTTTGTAGATACTTATTCGCTTGGGCTTCATCATCGGCATAAGTAAACAAATAATATAAAGCGCCGTTTAAATAAATGTCTGGATGCTCTGTCAATACAGCGTTTGTAGTATTTGTATTACTGAGTGGTTCAGGCTTCTTAAAATAATTGACTTCTACTGTATAAGCTTGATCGGGGGTTATATCAAATTCAATTTGAGAGCCTACCGTAAAGTATGATGGTCTACCTGTCCCTGTGCGTCTAAATAGACCGTCTGAGGGTTTAAAGGTTAGTCTGCCGCTGTAAGTATCCATATCAAGTCTGATTGACCTAAAGGCAAAGTATTGATCAGGCAATGCGAAAAACTTAGTCGATACACTAGCCGTTGAGGTTGTTTCCTGCCCTCTAACTTGTAAAGCCTCATGCAGCCTAGTTGTTTTAAACATATCTTTTTCAACTAGGCTAATAAAACCATCTATTTTTTGATCTACATCGTTACGATGGGACCAGTCGATAATCTCTATTTTTAAATTAGCAAAAGTATCAAGACTCATAGCCGACCTTCTTTAGTTCTTAGTTTAGAAAAATCTCTATTATTTAGCTTAGATATTAAAAAATCACGGTTACAGGTAGCTAAAGGGTTTGGCTCTTTGCCTTGCGCCTTTAATTCCTCTGTCCACATCTCAATCATAATGAGTGGTATTGATGCCACCTTATGAAATGCGCCTTTCCATCCTGATTTAGCTTGCGTGACGTCCTGTCTATTAGCCTTCAGCTCTTTGCTTATATCAGCTGTTTTATGGATGGTGATCTTATTGCCTTCCTTGTGGAAGTGTTCTGTTATGCCTGTATTAGGGTCATAATCAGTGAACATTAATCTACTACCTCGATAACTTTCATTTTTAAGGCTTTCTTCATGTCCGCATCACTAAGATCAATGATGTTTGGTAAACGTTCGCGCGTCTTAGGATTTAATATGTATTGGTTTTGTGAGTTCTTTCTAAACTTCTGATGAAACTTGTTTTCAACTAAGCAAAAACCACGAAGAACTAAGCATTTATTTAATTTTGGTTGACTGTTTGACATTTTCACTCTCATTAATAAAAAGGGGGTCGAAACCCCCTATAAAGTTTAAGCAGTTGTTAAATCTGCAACTATACCGCTTGCTGCTTCGTTTCTAGCCATTAAGGTATATTCAGATAGTAATTGAACTCTATCAGAATCACCTGTCTTAGCTATTGGATTCTCTTGAAATTCTGCTAGTGAAGCCATAGCCCACATATCAGTATCAAGTACAAGCATGTCACGCGCTCTCATGAATCGGTTAGAGATAACAGCTAAGCTACCAAAATCAGAAACATAAATATCAATCG